TAATAGCACAGGCCGTGCCAAGTCATGATGTTTTGCAGCGGAGGAGCGGTTCCAAGCTGGTCTCATAAGCCAGCCCCCGTGGGTTCGAATCCCACCCCTGCACCGAAGGCGGGGGGTGGCGTCCCCGTACCTGGGAAACACGCCCAGACAAGCCACCGCGGCGGGGAGTGCAAGCCATGAACCGCCGCGGATTTCTCGCATCGATAGGCGCCGCGGTGGCAGGGGCGGCCCTGGCCCCGCTGGTCAAGATCGCCCAAGTGGCGTCGGCCCCGCCCCCCATGGCTCCCTGCCGGCCCTTGACGGTGAAGGACTTCGACGCGGCGCTGAAGAAGGCTTTTCCACCGGAGGCGGTGGAGGCCATGGTTTACCGGGAGAGCCCCTGGGGAAAGCTGTTTTTGAACCGATTCCCCTACGAGGGGGAGGCGGTGACCGTGATCCACAGGGACGGCCGGGTGGAGGAGCGGAAGGCATGAGCGGAATTGGCAAAGACCGGGTGATCTCCGTCCGACTCCGCAAGGACAAGAACCTCCACCGCCTGCGGTACGTGGAGAAAGGCCGACTTCGAGAGGAGAATTTCCAGACCCGGGAGGAGGCGCTGGCCGCCAAAAAGGTTGTCCAGCTCCGCCTGGACCGTGCGGCCGGGGCCCCACCCATCGCCGGTGAACCCCGCCCCACCAGCCTGAAGCTGGGGGAGGGAACCATGGACGACTGGGCAAAGCTGCTCTGGTTCCACGCCCTCCGCTCGACCCAGGCCCCTGGGAACGTGGACTACCGGCAGAGCGCCGACGCGGTGGGGAAGCTGGCCAAGGCGGCCCGGCCCTTCGTCCCCGAGCCGGAGAAAACCACCAGCTCCGACGAAATCTCTAAGATGTCCACGGAGGACCTGGAGAAGGAGGTGGCCAAGTGGACGGCGGACGCAACCGCGGCCCAGGGGGACAATTGATCACCCTGGCGATTGAAAAGGCCCGGGCCGTGGAAACAGAGGAACTGATCCACGCGACCCGGCCCCGGCGGATATCACTGCGCCCGTACCACCCCGCGGTGGACGCGGCCCTGGTGTTCGACAGCTGGTGCAAGCAGATCCGCCGGGTGGCCCCGTTCCGCTCCATGGACGGCCAAGACTTCCACGAACACCGACGCATCATCGAAGCCCTGGTGGCCCGTTGCTCCCCCATCATCGCCTACGAGACAGGCCACCCGGCCCAATGCCATGGCTACGCCTGCGGGGAAGTCCAGCAGGACGGAAAACAGGTTCTCCACATGGTTTATGTTCGCCGAATTTGGCGGCGCCGGGGGACCGCGGGAACCCTTTTAAAAACCCTGTTCCCAGACCTGGGCAAGGCCCCCGTTTACTACACCCACGACACCCGGAGCGCCCGCTACCACGCCGGCCGCTGGCGACTCCGGCTCAACCACTATCTGGTGCACCCATGAGCAAATCTCTGATCTGGTTTCGGGAGCGCGACTCCCAGCGGACCACCACCCACGCGCCGCCCCGGCGGCTGCTGGAGTTGACAGACGGCGGAATCAAAACCGTTCTAAAGGACCCGGACGGGGCAACCGCCAAGGTGGAGATCACGCCCTGGGCCAACGTGGCCCGGTACGGCGTGGAGCCCCCCAAGAAGCCGGGCCGGCCCAAGAAGGAGACCGGGAGCAAGTAACCCGTGCCCGCCCCCCGTAAAGAGCTGGAGGCACGTGTCCGGGAACTCCGGCGGCGCCATTCCATTCTGGCCGGGCTGATCCCCAAACAGCGCCGAGCGGTGGAGGACCCCGCCCGCTGGAAGGTGATCTGGACCACGCGCCGGGCCGGGAAGACCACCGGGGTACTGGTGGACATGGTTTACCAGGGGTTGTCCAACCCCATGTCCAGGTTCTGCTACATCGCCCTCACCCACGGCAGCGCGGAGGGGATCGCCTGGCCCATCCTTCGGGAGCTCGACCAGAAATACTCCCTCAATGCTCGGTTCCAGGAGGCCAAGCTACGCTGCACCCTCCCCACCGGCTCAACCATCCAGCTTTACGGAGCGGACCGCCCGCGGTGGGCGGCCCGGCTGTACGGCCAGAAGTTGCGCGGGGTGGCCATTGACGAGGCCGCCTTCTTCGGGGTGGACCTAACGGAGCTGGTGGACGACGTGCTGCGCCCGGCCCTGTCCGACCTCCGGGGTACGTGCTACCTCATGTCAATCCCGGGCCACCTGCCGCGGGGGCTGTTTTACGCCCTCACCAAGGGGTTCGACTGGCACAAGAGCTTTTCCGGGGAGCGCCCGGAAGCTTGCACCGAGTACCAGGCCGCCCCCCGCTGGTCTGTCCACCGCTGGACCACCTTCGACAACCCGCACATGAAGGAACAGCACCAAGCGGAGATCGATGAGTGGAGAAACACGCACCCAGACCCGGAGTCCGACCCAAAGTTTCTAAGGAACTACCTCGGAGCGTGGGTGCAGCAGGCATCCGAGCTCGTTTACAGGTTTGACCCGGAGCTGAACGGCTACCCGGGGCCCTGGGGGCGCCATCCTTCAGACCGGTACGTGCTGGGGATTGACTTTGGGTGGGACGACGCCACCGCCCTGTCCATGAACGCCTACCGGCCGAACCAGCCGGACTTTGTGGAACTGGAGAGCAAGCGGCTAAAACATGCCTTGCTATCCGAGATAGCAGACCACGTCAACATGCTGCTGGACTACTACGGCCGCGGCCAAACCACCATCGTGGCGGACGCGGCCCACAAGCAGCTGTTCGAGGAATTTCGCCGCCGGTACGACTTCCCGATTATCCCCGCGGAGAAGGCCAAGAAGTTCGAGTGGATTCAAATTTACAACTCAGAGCTGGTAGCGGGCCGGGTTCGGCTGGTGGACCCGGACCCCATGACCAACCCGCACGCGGAGGAAATGCTGGACCTGTGCTGGTTGACCAGGCCGGACGGAACCCTGGTGGAGCAGCCGGGCCAGCAGAACGATTGTTCAGACGCGGCCCTGGTGGCTTTCAAGCACGGCCGCCATTACTTGCGCGGGGAGGCGGAGCCCGCCGGGCCGGCTACAGCGGCTGAAGTGATCCACCGCCAAGAAGAGGAGCTCATCCGACTGGAGGAGGAGCTGCTGGACCTCGAAAAGGAGGACTCCTGGAATGATTTCTAAAAAGCACTACTGGCAGCAGCCCAAGGGCCAGGTTCACAACTCGCTGTGGTCCACCCTGGAGGGGCTGGAGCGGAACCGCGGGGAGCGCCACGACAGGTGGCGGCGCTTTTTGTCCATTTTCATGAACAGGGACGTAAACGGCTGGACGCCAGGGGCCACCACCCTGTCCCGCAAGGGGAAGGCGAGCCACTTCCTGTCCGGGGAAAAGCGGCTGTACATGAACCCCGCGGCCAACTGCGTCCACACGCTGGCGGCCCGCATCGCGAGCCAGAAGATCAAGCCGCGTCATCTGACCTCCACCAGCGGCCCGGACGCGTGGGGAATGAAGCAGATCGCCAAGAAGCTGGACCAGGCCGTCCAGGGGGAGTGGTACCGCGGGGACGTTTACCGGCGCTCCACCCCGGTGTTTTATGACGGCGGCGTGGTTGGACTGGGGGCCATGAAGGTCTGGCCAGATCCCGTCCGCCGCCGGGTTCGCTACGAGCGAGTTTTTCCCGGGCTGCTGGACGTGGACGAGGCCGCCTGTCAGACCTCGGAACCGCGGACAATGTTCCAGGTGGGCTACTACCCGGCGGAGGTGCTGGCGGAGCGGTTCCCCAAGTCCAAAAAGGCGATCTACAACAACGTGGGAAAAATCTCCCTGTCCGACACGCCCAAGGAGCCCGGGGCCCTGAAGATCACGGACATCGTGGAAACGGGGGAGAGCTGGCACCTACCCAGCGGCCCGGACGCCACCGACGGCCGGCATGTGATCTGCGTCGACGGCGCAGACATGCTGGACGAACCCTGGACCGTGGAGCGGTTCCCCTTTGCTTTCTTCCGCTGGGCAATCCCCTTGCTGGGGTTCTTTCCCCAGGGGCTGGTGGAGGACCAGGAGCCCATGCAGGGACAGCTCAACAAGCTGCTACGCCGAATCCAGGAGGCCATGCACCTATACAGCGTCCCCGTGACCTTCTTCGAAGAGGGAAGCATCAACCCGGCCGACATGAAGAACGTCCCCGGCACCATGGTGAAGGTGCAACGCGGCGCCCAGATGAAGCCACACACGGAGATGCCCCCAAGCGTGAGCGGGGAGGTTTTCCGCATGGTGGACAACCTGTACCAGAAGATCTTCGAGGGGACCGGGGTGTCCATGATGTCCGCGGCCAGCATGAAGCCTGCCGGCATCGAGAGCGGAATCGCTCTAAGAACCCTGCAGGACACCGAGACCGGCCGCCACGCCCTGCTGGCCCAGGAGTGGGAAGCCTTTTTCATCCAGCTATCCCACCTGACCGTGGACGCTTGCAAGCAGTTGGACGCGGTGCTGGAGGGGGGCTACAACTCCAGGCACATCGTCAAAGGCGGGTTTGAGGACATCTCCTGGGGGGACATCGACATGGACCGGGACGCCTACGAGCTGCAGTGTTTCCCGAGCTCCTACCTGCCCCACACCCCGGCCGGCCGGATGGCCACGGTGGAGGACATGCTCAAGGCCGGGTTTGTGGAGCGCGGCCAGGCCCTGGCCCTGCTGGACATGCCCGACCTGGAGCAATTCACGAGCCTGGAAACGGCGGCGCTGGAGGACATCGACCGCCAGATCTCGGACATGCTGGTGGACGGGAAGGCCGCCGCCCCGGAGCCATTCATGGACCTGGAGATGGGACTGGCCCGTGTGACCTCCGCCCTGCTCCGGGCCCGCAACGACGGAGCCCCGGCCGAGCGCCAAAAGCTTCTACAGGACTGGATCGAGCAGGCCATGGAGCTTTTGACGCCAGAGGAGCCGCCCCCCGAGATGGGCCCGGAGGAACTGGCCGTGGCCGAGGAGATCGGCGCCGCCAACATGCCCGCGGGCCCCGTGGACATGCCCACCCCAATCCCGGACGCGCAAGCGCCCATCGACCTGGCCACCCCGGCCGATCCCCTGGAGTAACCCATGGCAGACGAGACAACGCCCGAGACCACCACCGAGGCCGCCCCGGCCGAGACCGCCGCGCCTACTCTGGGGGGAGAAGTCCCCGCCGGGGGGTTCGGACTGTTCCAGCAGGAGCCCACCCCGGACGCCCCGCCCCCGGCGGAGCCCGAGGCCACGGCCCCCGAGCCGGAGCCCGAGATGGAGCAGCCGGCGGCGCCCGAGGAAGACGGAAGGGAGGCGGAGCTGGCCCGGCGGGACCGGGAGCTGCTGGAGCGCCAGGCCGAGCTCCGGGTTCGGGAGCAGCAGGTGGAGGAATTCAACCAGCTCAGGGAAATGATGCAGACGGACCCCGCGGGGGCTTTTTCCCGCATGGGCGGAAACCCCATGGCGCTGGCGGAGTCCATGATGTCGGGGGAGCCGGGGGCCGCGGAGCCGGATCAACTCCAGACGTTGACCCAGCAGGTGGAGTCTCTACAAAACCAGCTCATGGAGCAGGGCCACCAGCAGCAGCGCCAGGCCGAGCTGGCCCGCATCGGAGCCACCATCGAGGCCGGCGGGGAGAACCTCGCCATGGTGCGGGCCCTGGCATCGGAGAGCCCCCAGATTCTGCACGACGTTTACCAGCAGGCCGCGGAGCACTACCAGCGGACGCAACTCCCCCCGGACTACGGCCAGATCTTGAAGAAGGTGGAGCAGGATGCCACGGAACAAGTTTTCACTTCCCTTTCATCTCTCCTTCGGGTACCATCGTTCAAGAAGCGAATTTCAGCAATGCTCGAAGGTGGGGCGGATCAGCTTCCCTCAAAGCCGGCAGAGAATCTTTCCAACCAGCCCGGCACTCCACCACAGGCCACGCTCAGCTCCGACGACATGGAGCGGGAACCGTTGACGGAGACCCGCTACATGGACGACGAGGAGCGGCGCCAAGCGGCGCTGGAAATCCTGAAACAGGGAAGAAAACAAACGGGCTGAAACGGCCCACAAAAACAAGTCGCCGCATTCTCTTCGGTCTGAAGCGTAAAGGCATAGCGCCCGGCCCATTGTCATTTTAGAGCCGGCAGACCTCACGACCCGCGGCGCTCGTGAGGTATCGCTATGTCGCTCGGATCGCTTTCGCTAACCAACTTCGATCACGCGCTGAAGACCCTCTACTCTGATGAGAAGGTTCTCAGCCTCATCTACAAGGACAACCCCGCTCTGGCCCGCGTCAAGAAGCGGACGGACTTCAAGGGCCGTAACAAGGTCCTCGACGTGCTGTTCGCGCCGGGTGCTGGTGGTGGAGCCGGCTTTGCCGCGGCCCAGGCCAACGTGGCCGGGGCCCAGGGGGCCGCTTTCACGGTGACCCGCGCCAGCCAGTACAGCATCAGGCAGCTGGATAACGAGACCATCGAATCCAGCGAGGGGGACGAGGGGGCGCTGATTTCCGCCATCGAGACCGAGGCGGACACCGCTATCCAATCTCTGCGCAACGCCCTGGGCATGGCCATGTTTGGGGACGGCAGCGGCCAGATCGGCCAGGTGAGCTCCCCCGGTGCGAGCCAGACCCTTACCCTGGTGACCGCGGCGGACGTGGTTAACTTCTTCCTGGACCAGAAGCTGGTGTTTGCCGAGGACAGCTCCAAAAACCTGCGCCACGGCGGAGCCACCCTCACCGTGGACGGCCGGGACGAGGCAGG